CCACCGCGATGACAGCGCCTTGGTTCTCGCGCACCCACTCGACGAGACTCGCAGTCGCGTTCTTCAGCCACGCCGCGATCGACTCCAACACCGGCGCAATCGCAGCAGCGACTTCGTACCAGACTGCAGAAAGCGAAGCCGTGATTTCGCGCCACGATTGCATGACTTGCGTAGCGCGCTGCACTCGTTCGCTCGTAGTCGCGGCCAGATTCGCGAGTCGTTCCTTTGCGTCGTTCGAGAGCATGCCCATCGAGACGAGCGCCATACCAACCTTATCGCCGAAAAGCTCGACTGCGATGCGTGCACGCTGCGTCTCGTCCGGAATACGCTGCAATGCTCCAAGTACGACCTCGAGTCGCTGCTCGAGCGGCAGATGCGCAAACGAAATAACGCCGAGATTTTCGAGTACGTCCCCGAACTCGGCCACCGCTTTCGCATCGAGCTTCGAGGTCATACTCTCGAGTGATGCGCCAAGCTCGTCGACGCTCACGTTCCAGACGCGAAAGAGCGACGTGAGCTTCGAGAACTGCTCGACCGACGTGCGCAATCGCAGCGCCCAGCCACCTATCGCTTCCTGCTCTTGAAAAACCGATAGCGCCGGTCGAAACGCTGCGAGTATCGACGCACCGATGCCCTGAAGCGCAACGCCCCACGTTGCGAGCTTACGCGAGACCGCGTTGAGGTCCGCGGTCAGTCGATCCGTGAGCGTCAGTTCGACACTCGCGCGACCTGCTCGAATTTCTGCTGCGCTAGCCACGACTTCAGATCGTCCTTCGTTAGTAGCGGAAACTCGTTGTCGTTTCGAACACCGAACCGCTCGAGGTACTCGACCACGTCCGGGAAAATATCTTCGACTCGAATCGTCGGCGACTCGCTGCCGCGAAACGCGTTCGCAATCGCCGCGGCGATGACACCGTAGTGGCAGTGATCGTGGAATAACTTACTTTCGTACATCGCACGCAGTTCGCCGAGCGTAAAGTCCCACGGCTCTACGCCGAGGTAACCGGCGAAGTGCCAGACGTAGGAGTCGATATCGCAGTGCTCGCTTCGACTTTCGATAGCAGCAGCTTCAACGCGGCGCCGAGAATTTCGCGCATAATTGGGTGGCCCTCGAAAAAATCGAGGATCCTCGAGATGAACGCGACCTCGGCGTCCCAGATCGACCGACCGTAGAGCGACTCGAAAACTTCGTTCGCGGTGACACCGTGCCGTGCAAGCGAGTCGCGACACAAAACTGTCAGTAACGCCTCCGCCGTCTTGCGATCGCGGAACACGGCGCCGTCGGCGAGTATGCGTACAAACTCTTCGTAATCGAATCGCTGCGACTCCACGTTGGCGGTCGTAGTGTCCGGTCGCACTACGCGTGCCAGCGCCTCCGAGGCCCACTTCGCAAGATCGAATCCGTGGTCGCGAAGATCGTGATATCGCGCGAAGCTGATCCGCGCGACTTCGTACTCGCGACCATGCTCGTCCGTAAATCGATGTCGCATCGATGTCACTCCACGTACGTGTGTCGCTACGCTCCCACTTCGTGTGTCGCTGTCGCTCCCACTTCGTGTGTCGCTACGCTCCCTCTCGCGATCAGGGCGTTACCTCGAAGTACTCGGGATAGCGATACACGCCGCCATCGAGTAACGGCGATACCACGAACGTAACCGAGATAACGATAGCTTGGCCCATCTGCTCGGAGCGATTGAAGCGCGTCACCTCGACGAGCGATTTTATTCCCCACGAACCGACCTCGGTACGCGGACCGTTGAGGCAAAGAACGTGCAGCTGACCGCGAGCGAAAAACGCCTGACGAATTTGCGCCACACTCGGATCGCCCGCGACATCGAGCATATCGAACTCGATGGTCGCTTCCTTCAGTGTCGCGACCTGCGTGCGCCAACCGGCGTGCGCACGTGTTGTTACGTCCGCAGTCGCGTGCGATAAGTTGAGCGTGAGATTGTTCACGTTCGGCACCTCGACCCACGTCGGCGTGGTCCAGTTATTCGCGCTATCGACGTAGAGCTTCGCGAGGTGCCCTAGTCGTGTTCGACTCATGACTTCGCCTCCTTATAAAACTGCGCCAGTTTCGTCAACCCTTCGCGAAACGCGGGTTTCATGTACTCGCGCTTCGGATACTTCGCGACACGTGCGCCGTATCGACGTACGCCGCTGTGCTCGTGCAACGCAGGCACCGGCGAATCAGAACGCAATAGTGTCGGCCCGATGACAACGCTCTTCTTTCGCTCGTCGAGCGAGAAAAAGATGAGCTTTCGCAGCTGCCCCTTACGCACCGACGGCGGCTGGCCTGGTGGCGACGCGGTCTTACGTCGCCGCATGCTTCGCTGCGCGACCAGTCGTACGAACGCACCGAACCGCTTGAAGACGCGCAGCGTCTTGCGATCGAAGTGGCGCGCGATCGCTTGCCGATCGAGAAAAAGCTGCTTGACTTTTACGATCGACTCCGACGGCATCACAACGGCTCCAGTACTGCGTAACGCGCGGTTATACTCGCGCGCACGAACGAACTTTCGTCAAATACTTCTTCGATCTCGTAAAGCGGATCGGAAAACGAGATCGAATCGAACGCGTACGCGATGCCACCACGTTCGAGTACTTCCTCGCTCGTGAGTCGCGATGCGATCGAGTGTGCATCGTTCACAACGGTCTCGATCGACGACGCGTCCACGTACGGTCGAGCGCGAACGACTTCTACGTCGAGAAGGAATCGAAATCGCGATCGCGAAAGTCGCTCGCGCTCGGAGCGAACGAACGTAACGACGCACACGTCGGGCGTCTCGCGCGCGAGGACCCAATAGTGCGCCCACGCCTTCGACGCCGCAACCGAAGCCGCCGGTGGCGGACCGTTGAGCGCGTCGATAACGGCATCCAGTAGATTCGCGATCATCGATCCATCAACACGAGGGTACGAGTCGCTGACGCGGGAAATTCACCACCGACTACTACGCCAACACGTTTATTTCCGGTCGCTGTCGTTGTGAACCGGTTATTCGCAATGTTCCAGTAAACGACTGTTCCTTGCGTCCAGACAGTGCCTGTCTCTCGCGGGCCTTCGATAACGGCGCCGACCGCGACACCACACGGAACGCCGGCTTTCGCCGGTTCGAGCGTAACCGCCGGCATGTCGCCGAAAAAAACGAGCGTGCCAGCGTGTACGTCGGAATTGAACGTGACCGGAACCACGAGATCGTGATGTTTGACGACAAAGTTCATTGTTTACCTCCTTAGGATGCTAACCTCGTCCACACACGAACGAGGAAACCATAGGGATCACTCGAAGTCGTTGCGTGCGCGCCACCGGTAGCGCGCACAACGATATACCGTTGCGATGTCGCGACGTTGACGATTTCGTCTGCGATCCGCGGCCAATATCCGGATGGTAAGTCGCTCGCTCGCACAACGAAGCACTGCGTCGTTGTGTCGGCTGCGACTTGACCGCCGAATGACACTGACTGCGAATCGCGGAGTGCGACTACGGCGTCGATCTCAGAACCGTTGGGAAGCCGAAGCCGAACGCCGCGACTGCGAAGTAGTGTTTTGAAGAAAACGTCGAGTGTTGCGTTCATTGTTTCTCACTATTATCACGGTGTTGCGCGTACTGCAGCGCGATGGTCAAGCAACGCAACACCGAAGTGCCAGTAAGCACGCACCGAGTAGCCGAGGAATTGCGGACTCGGTTGCACCTCTTCGATGATCGGCGTCTCCTGGCCACGCAGGAACGCGACTGCGAACGCCGGTGTCGTAGCGGGATCAGCGACGAGATACCACGTCGAGTTTTCGCCGTTCGTCGGTAGATACTGCGTAACAACTGGCTCGAATTGACCGGCGTAAGAGTTTGTCACGGGTAGCGTGCGATTACTGTTCCCCGCGATCACGATCGTCACAGCGTTGAATAGATTCTCGGCGGTCGCTTTTAGACCTACCGGCACCACGAGGAAACTCGGTTTCACGAAGACCGGTTGGCCGAATTGATCCGTCTGCGCCAGCATCCTTTCGACCGCGCGATCGAGATTCGGAATCGTAAGCGGCGCACCTGTGATAACGTTCGCGTTACCGCTGCTAAAGAAGTTATTCGGGTTCGCGACGATCGTGCTCCAGAAGAGATTCTCGAGTGCGATAATCGCGCCTCGCGCAGCTTCCTGCGGAATCGCGAGAAACGCGCCGAGATCATCGTTGATAACGTCTTGATGCGTGATCGTGAACAACCGTCCATACGTGTCCACCTTGATCTGCCAGCCGGTATCGCCGATGCGCTCCTGCGCGATCGAACCGCTCGGCGGTACTCTCTCGAACTGCGCAAACGCGTTGAGCCTCGCGAGCGTGTGCGGCATGAAGTTTGTGGTCTCTACGACTCGCGCGATCCGGAGACACGTCGGTGGCATCGTCTCGTAAGTCGAGACTAAGATGCGATACGCCGATTCGCGCAAAAGATTCGGAAACGATCGCACGCTGAACGCGGCGCGGATCACGTCCGTTGGCGAAGAATACGGATCGACGCGATGACCTTCGAGTCGCAGGCACTCGCGCGCTAACTGCAGCAAACCGAGGTTGCGATATTTCGACGCAGCATCGACGATCCGCGGCGCGAATTTCTTCTCCACGCTCTTCGCGACTGAACCGCCAGCGCGGAGCATGACTGCGGCGGTCAGCACTTCGGTCGTGTCTACGTCGGCATCGAACGCGTGCACGACACGACTGCTTGGTCGACTCGCGCGAATCGCCGCGAGCTGGCACTTCTTCGTCGACCAGTTCTCTTGAATCGCACGTTCCGCGAGGTGCGGATATTTCCCGAGAATTCGTTTCACGATTTCAACCCTCCGAGCGGCTTTCGCGGCCACAACTGACGTGCCGATGTCCGCGGGCACGTCGACGATCGAAATCTCGCGAAGTACCGCGAGATCAACTACGTAGAGCGGACCCATAAACGACTGCCCGTTGACCTCGACTTCGGCGCCGTCGGGAATCTCGCGATACTCGACGACCTCGAGACCGATCGAGGCCTTCCACGGGAAACCTTTCTCGATCGAAGAGAGAAAGTCTCTCGAGTACTCCGTGTCACGCGACACCACGGCGTCCGCTACGATCTCGTTGCCCTCGATCGCGATATTCGTTGTGTGCCCGATACCGGCGTACTCGTCGTGCGCGTAGCGGATCGGTAGCGAACTCGTAGGAATCTCGAGACCGTCGAGATCGACGACAACCGGTAGCGGCCAACCTTCAACGGTCATCGTACCGCCGGTGTACGCGACGATCTGGATTTTCCTTAGCTCTGACGCGGCATCGTCAGTCGGCTGCGCTTCTTCGGTCGCCGGCTGCGACTCTTCGCCTTGCGCAGCGATTTCGTTTTCGTTTTCGTCTTCTTCGTCTTCGAGCTCGTCTTCAGGATCCTGCGCGCGAATCCTCGCCTTCGCTCGAATCCGAAGAAACTTTTTCGTCGTCTTCGGCATCGCTATTACCTCCTTTCTCGAAAAGGAAATCGAGACCGAATTCGCTCGCGAGCGCGTACTCTTTCG